AGCAGAGGTAAGAACGAGAGTAAGTCACGACTAACTAAAGTCTATACGAGCAAAGTGAACTAATTCAGAAACAGTTCACATAATCACGTGATTACCTGCCGCCGTCCGCGTCGTTCTGCTCCGCTCCGCGGACGGAACACGTCGAACGCGTGACCACGGATGAAACCCGCGGACGGGACTTGGCGAACGCGTAACCACGGATGAAACCCGAGGGCGGAGTCGGCGCAACACACGACAACGCACTACACGCACACAAACTGACTAACAGTCATTTACTATCACATACTAAAGCAATAAACAGTCCAAAAATATTTTCAAAAAACTTTGAAAAATCTATTGACATTTTGTTCAACTTGTATTAAGATATATACGTAATCAAGAAGAATACAAGTTGCAACGAAGTTTCAGACGATTACAAAAGAATATTTAAGAAAGGCAAAAACTCCTTTCTGTGTAATTTCATTGTCAGTTTCCATACTCTCTCCATATTCTCTATTATAACAAATACTATTTGAAAGGACAAACAAAACTATGCTTACTAACACTATTATCAAATCTACAGACCTCGGCAAAATGGACAAGTACAACGTAATGAACTACAGCAACGGCGAGAACCTTGAAAAGGCTATTGAGGAATTTGGTAAACTTGTTCTCTCCTATCCAGACGCATGGGCAATGGTTCACACTGTGAACGACAACCCGAAGCCCGGTCAGGACAAGGAATACGACAAGCTTGTCATTATCGCAGACGGTGTTCTCTATCATACTGGCTCCCAGTCGTTCACCCAGTCTTTCCTTGACATTGTGGGCACGTTTGACGCAAGTGACGGCATGGAAATCGAGTGTTTTGCAAAGCCGTCGCAGAACTACAAAGGGCGTAACTTCCTCGGTTGCCGCCCTGTAGCAAAGGCAGGTGAATGATAATGAGGTATATTCGTAGAACTGTTCAGACTACGACATACACCTACACGGTTAACGAAAACGGTGTTGATTATCACTTCACCGACGTGTGCGAAGGCGCTCCCACTCTCTACGCGCTGACTAAGAAGTTGCACCGCGACCATGACAACAAAGAGACTGGACGCGTTGTAACTCTCGTCAACATTGAATCTATCGAAGAAAACCGCTACGAAATGTCCGTCAATGACTTTATCGAGAACGCGGAACTCGTAGACCCTATCAAATAAACAATAAGATTTCTCCTTTCCTTAACTGCCGCTGACATGGCAGTAAACCTCCGATTGAACCGATGACGAAAAAAAAAATTCGTCATCGGTTCTTTTTTTATCTTTACACTTTATTATACCATAACGGTATTATTTTGTCAATAGAAAAGAGGGTAAAGCATGGCTAAAAAATCATCAAAAAAACTGGCACCTAATCAAGCAGAATTTGAGCGTTTACGTACAAACGCAAAGCAACGCTTTAATCGTTATTTAAGAAAAGGCTATAAATCACAGTACAAGGCTAAAGATTTGTTTAGCGCTTTTGAACGTCCCGAAAGAATAACAAAGAAAATGCTTGATAAATTAAAACAAGAACTTAAAGACATTACGGACACGGCGTTATATGCAGAAGCACAGAACGGCGAAGCTATTCCGTTTGCCGACATACCCAAAGACGCAAGAGCGCAGTTTAACAAGTTAGGCTTCACGCAATTTACAGTTACAAGTTCAACGGGTGTTGAAAGCAATATAGTTCTTTCACTTAACAATGCACCAATAGCGAATATAAATGAAGCTGACCTCGTGTTTGCGTATTTTGTTGAAGCGAATGCACGATGGGTAACAGACAAAAAGAAACACGCAGGTATGGAATATATATTGGATAACCTAAAGGAAGAACGCAACCACCTGCAAAACCGTTACGGCAAAAATGAGGGTGACACCGTATTCGCGTACATGCTGAATGAAATCGGCGTTGCCGCTGGAACATTAACCTCACAGGAAGCGAATGACGTTAACGCGGCGGGACGTTGGTTAGGCAACTTTTACGAACACCGCGAAGCAGGTGTAGAAGAAATGATGAAACTAAATGAAGCGTTTGGAGACGTGCAAGCATGAATTATTATGTATGTGATTTTGAGACAAGCGTATACGACGGGCAAACCGACACGGAAGTCTGGGCGGCGGCATGTGTTAAAATACATACAGAAGATGTACTCGTTGTAAACTCAATAGATAAATACTGGCAATGGGTAGAGCAGTTAAAAGGGAAGAACATTGTGTACTTTCACAACGGCGCTTTTGACTTTTCTTACATTCTCGATTACCTATTGAAGCGCGACGACTACGCACAAGCAACCTACACCCCCGACGGCAAAGTTGAACACACTATGTTTTACGAAACAAACGACATGCAACCTAACACTTTTAAGTATAGCATATCCGATATGGGTCAATGGTACACGATGACAGTTAAAACCCACAGAAGCCTTATAGAGTTCCGTGACAGTTACAAGCTTATCCCCCTCTCCGTCGCAGACATGGGAACAAGCTTTAACACCAAACACCGTAAGAGCACGATTGAATACAAGGGTGAACGTCACGCGGGGTATAACATTACCCCTGATGAAGAACACTATATCAAGAACGACGTGCTTGTTGTAAAAGAAGCCATAGAATTTATGTTTGCAGACGGTCACAAAAAACTGACTATCGGCGCGTGTTGCATGAGTGAGTTTAAGTCCGGCTATAACCGTTTTGTTTATCAAGACATGTTCCCGAACCTTTATGACATTCCGCTTGACCCCGAACGCTACGGCGCGACAAATGCAGATGAATACATACGCAAGGCATACCGTGGCGGGTGGTGTCATGTCGTGCAAGGCAAACAATGCAAGGTACATAAAAACGGCTTGACGCTTGATGTAAACTCCCTTTACCCGTCTATGATGCATAGTGACAGTGGCAACTATTACCCCATTGGTTTACCTGCATTTTTCAGTGGCGCAGAGGGTTTAAAGGCAGTCGAAGCGGAAAGACAGGAACGGTTAAAGTCACATAACCCTTTGGTAGGTATATATTATTTTGTGCGTATACGTTGTCGCTTTAGACTAAAGGTCGGCTATCTCCCTTTTATTCAGCTAAAGAAAAATCTGCATTACAGACAAAACGAAAGCTTAACTACGTCTGATGTATGGGACGAAAGCCAAAAGCGCTATGTGTCCGAATGGGTAGACCAATGCGGCAAGAAGCATGACACGTATGTGACCATGACAATGACTATGACAGATTACGAATTGTTTAAAAAGCATTACATTGTAATTGACCCCGAAATTCTGGATGGTTGTTATTTTGAAGCACAACAAGGCATCTATGACAAATACTTAAACAAATACCGTGAAATGAAAATCAACGCTTCAAACAAAGGCATTAGAACAGTGGCAAAATTATACAGCAATAACCTATACGGAAAACAAGCGGCATCTACAATCAGTTCGTATAAAGTTGCTATGCTTAAACCTAACGGCGTGGTGGGTTTCTTTACCGTTGCGGAAAACGAAAAGACACCGGGCTATATCGCATGTGGCGCGGCGATTACCGGTTACGCACGAAACTTTACAATTACTGCAGCACAGCAGAATTATTATGGTGTTGATAACCCCGGCTTTATCTACGCAGACACAGACAGCTTGCATCTCGACTTACCGTTAGACAAGATAAAAGGTGTCACATTGCACCCTCGAAATTATTGTTGTTGGAAGAATGAAACAAACTGGGACGTTGCTTTTTTCACACGTCAGAAGACCTACATTGAGCACGTAACGCATGAAGACGGCGAACCGCTTGAAAACCCGCATTATATAGTGACATGCGCGGGTGCAAACAAAACCGTTAAACAACTGTTTATACATTCCGTAGAACAGGATTACGACACAGAGAATAACCCAGAAAACTACACACCCGAAGAACTCGAATTTATCCGTGAACCTCGTAGCATATCCGACTTTGTACCCGGCATTATGATACCGGGTAAACTTTCTCAAAAGCGCATTAAAGGTGGTGTTATCTTAGCTGACACGACATTTGAAATGCATTAAAAGTAAAATCCCTTAGAGCATGAAAAACTCTAAGGGATTTTGTTATTCTTAAACGCACGTCTACACAAAGGAATTGACCGTTCATAGCCTTGTCACGGCGGCATCTTTCAACCGTGTCACCCGTGCAGGTCGATGTGCAGAACGAACGCAGAATACAAAATTAGAATGAAAGCGCTTTTAGTATCGCTTCTTTTGCTTGCAGGTCTTTGAATCTCATGCAACCGTGCTCGAAGTAGTAGCGAAGCTTTTGAATTAGTATAAAGTTACTTGACACCATAACATAATTTAATTTATGGTCTGCGGTGTCCACTGTGATTTTGAGCGGATATTGATAATCAACGCTTTTGTCACAGAACACTATACCTAATTCGGGGTACTCCCGAACACCATAGTCTATACCCGCATAGCGTATGGTTGCGACATACTTTCCGCGACCCGTCGGCGTATCGACAAATGAGAGGTCATCTTGTAAATACACACCCTCGGCGCTATATGCGATATAATCGCTCGAGCCAAACGCGCGGTTAAAAGCACTTGATTTTAAAGCTTTAGCCGCTGTTTCGTTGTAGCCCTGCTCCAGAACGAAACCGTCTCCACGCAAAAAATGCGTGTCCTTTTGAAGTCGTGTTGAAATATCCATTGCAACATAATACGGGTTAAGTATCGTTACAGGGTTGGAAATCATATATACGGGCACGTATCGGGATTGCTTGCTACGTCCACGCGCAATAGAATTGTGAATAGAGATAAACTTTTCAACCTCTTTGTCGCAGTAGTGGTTCTGCTCGGATTGAAACTCGTCGAATATAATATTGTCAATGTCACTGAACAAATGTGAATTTCGCTTTAATTGGTCAGCTGAATTGATGGAAATTGCATATCCACAGGGTTCTTCGTTTAGGTACAACTCTTGGTATATACCTTTCATCTTCTTTGCGGCGGTCATATCGTATTCGGGGAAGAATAATTCTTTAATATCCTTGAAGAACTTTTCGTCACATCCGTCCAGTTCGTAGTTGAAGCGATACAAAAGGGCGAACTTTTCGCCACGTTTAATAAACCTGTTTACCACAAGTCTATTAAAATAGGTCGTTTTACCCGCGCTACGGTTAGAGGTACACATGAACACCTCGGGTGTTTTGCCGTTTATATCCTTTAATGACAATAGCTTTGTTCCGTCGTAATAATTCGATTTTGGCATTATATTTCAACTCCGTGTATTATTTTCTAATTAAATTATACCACAAGTATATTGACAAGTCAACCCTTTTGTGGTATACTATAAGTATAAAGGGTGGTATATAACAGAAAGGATTGAAACTTTATGGATGCAACCGCTATTGTGCAGGTCGTTTCTTCACTTGGCTTCCCCATTGCCGTTTGCTTGATTTGCTTTTGGTATATCAACAAGCTTGAGGAAACGCACAGGAACGAAGTGCAGAAGCTAACAGAGGCACTCAACAACAACACACTCATCATGCAAAAGCTTTGCGACAAGATGGGCGTACAGAAAGAGGGTGACGAGTAATGGATGTTCTGGAATTCGATAAGCTTATCAGTGTACAAGCTACCTACATAACCAATGTCGCGTCCGCTGGTGTTTTGACATGTAATGACGTTATTAAAATTCCTTTGGGTTATGCCGTAAGAAGACAGACTGCTATTGGCCACGGCTCATATAACATTATTCCCGTCGTTGAAATAGATATACCCCTTGAATTTCTTGTTTTTGAAATTATCACGAATGAGGGTGTAACAGTAGAACCTTTTTCAACGTCAAAACTACCTGCCGAAGCGAACCCATATAACAACGCGCGGGTTTATTTTGTCTTACCCTCGGGAACAACGGGAATTAAAGACGTTATTTTCAAGCCAAAATATCCCAGTGTGCGCGTCGCCTTACAGTTTGGAGTAATGTCTCCGCCTTACAATTATGATAACGCCTTGTTTGGTGTTATAACGTCGGCTGTGTCGGAGCTCGACGGTAGGGTTGACGCTCTGGAAAGCAAAAGACTTTATGTAAAACAAGTCCCCCTTAAATCATACCCCGGCTTTTTTCAAATTTTTGGAACTAACGACCAAAACGGTATTTTAGGATGGGAATTTACGTTTACAAACACGGGTAATATGCTAACGCTTACGTCAGGCGACCTCGGGAGTCATGCGAGTAATACTATACTTAACAGTGTAGGTATCGCAGAATCTAAAAAATTGACGCTTACTTACGACAAAGGGTCAAGCATTTTTAGCCTATATGATATTACAGAGGGCGTAACCGGTGCTATCCTCTCTCAACGGTACTTAGCGTCCGGATTAGGTAGAACAACTGATGCCCCGCAAGGCCTCCACCTCATTATCGATGGCTCAGAACAAAACGTCTTGAACATCGGTTCTGGCTTTGTTAGTTATATCTAAACAGAGGTGTACGCTTATGGCAAAAATTTTTTCAAAAGGTATCGACCTTTCTGAACATCAAGGTTCGGTTGACTTTAACAAGCTGAAAGCCACGGGCATTGACTTTGTATTACTCCGCGCCGGTTACGGCAGTGCAAACCGATACCCCGAACAGTACGACGCAAGGTTCGAGGAATATTACAAAAAAGCGAAAGCCGCAGGGCTTGGCGTGGGTGCATATTGGTACAGCTACGCCGAAAACGCCGACATGGCGGCAGACGAAGCCACAAGCTTTATCAAAGCTTTAAAGGGTAAACAGTTTGATTATCCTGTGTATATTGACCTTGAGGAAGACAGCATTGCAAGAAAGCTTGGTAAAACAAAATACAGCGACATTGCGGCTAAAATCCTTAGCACCGTGGAAAGCAACGGCTATTGGGTCGGAATTTATGCGTCTTTGTATTACCTTTCAGACCGTCTCGACATGTCGAAACTATCCCGCTACGCCGTTTGGTGTGCCCAGTGGAACGACGTTTGTCAATACGAAAACGCAGGTATCTGGCAGTACACAAACAGTCACACCGTAAACGGTGTCTCGGGTAAAGTGGACGCGGACTATGCGTACTACGATTACCCGTCCCAAATTAAAGCTAAAGGCTTAAACGGCTACAGCAAGAAAAGTGACAACAAGGATTTAATCCGAACGAAGCTTGAACAGATTGAAGTTCTTGCAAACGAAATTGAAAGCTTGATTTAACATGGCAACCTATAAGCAATGTATAACAGACCAAAAGACAATCTACGAAAGTGCGGGTTATCCGTACTATTCCGGCGGCGGTGAGCATGGCGGCATTGATACCGTGCACGACAACTACAAAGCGTATGCACCTTTAGCCGGAAAGGTTGTATGGGCGCAGGTGTGGGACGGTAGTACCATAACAGGCAACATGTCATGGGGCAACATGATACTTGTTGAGTTTGAACCGAACAAGTATTGGCTTGCGGCACACTTTGCGTCACAGATTTGGTCAGAGGGTGACAGCATTGCACAAGGTCAGTTTATCGGTACGCAAGGTCAGACAGGTAACGTCACAGGCACACACACCCACTGGGAATACTGGGACGGTGGACAAACAACCGCTTACAGAAAAGACCCGTCAAGCATCTTGCGTATACCGAACGGTGTAGGCACGTATAACGTTACGTGGGATGCAAGCACACCGCAACCGAAACCACCTTTACCCGACGCGACATGGCATGCAAAAAACTTGTACGGTTACTCCCGTGAGAGTTCAGAAGCGCAAGACAACGCTGTCATGATTTACAAGGCTTTGGTGCAATCACTCGGGTGGACATTAAACGCCGTTTCTGCCGTCCTTGGTAACATGGAATGGGAGAGCGGGTATAATCCGTGGCGGTGGGGTTGGGATGAACCCCTACCGTCAACGGATTATAGAAAGGACGATATTGGTTATGGCTTGGTACAGTTTACACCACCTCAAAAGTATATTGATGCAGAAATTGCAAAGTCGTCCCCCGGGTATGCTCCACACTTTAGCGATGTGATGGGCAGTCCCGACGACGGTACAGCGCAATGCTACTTTTTGAGCAATGCTACTAATTTGTGGTATCCGGTTAGCCCTTATAACATGAGCTACGCCGAATTTAAGGCATCGACAGAAAGCCCGGAATACCTTGCAAGCGTCTTTCTGGACACATACGAACGCCCGGCAGACCCGGAAGCAACACGCGCAGACCGTCAAAAGGCGGCGCGATATTGGTATAACTACCTTGGACAATATGACCCTGATACACCACCAACACCACCAACACCAACGAAACGAAAATCCATGCCTATATGGATGATGTGCCTTGGCTACAGAAAGAGAATGATTTAAAATGGCAGTAAAAAATCTCGAACAGTTTAAAGAAATGTTTGCATCGGGTGATTTTACCCCCGATAGAATGTTAGAAATTGCGGAAGATGTTGCGGACACGTTTAACGATTTTAGCACCAGACTGACTGCGGCAGAAGAAGCAACGGCAAAAAAGGATAAAGAATGGCGCGAAAAATATACAAGCCGTTTCTTTGAGGGTAAACCGGAGGGCAGTAAAGCCGACGAACCCGCAACGCAGTCCCCGTATGGGGTAGACGCAACCGAACGTGCAGAACATATCACGTTCAATGATTTATTTAAATAAGAAAGGATGATTTTCAATGGCAACTAAGCCTAAAGTTAGAACACTGACAAACAGTTCCGCAGACGTGTTGAATGCAATCCGCAATTCTGCGTCTATCAATTACCGTAACTATGTCCCGGTTGTGACCCCGGATGCAGACAGCATCCGTGAAATCGGTGCAATCATTATGGACATGCCCGCACTCCAGAATGAGTTTCTTTCCGCGCTCGTAAACCGTATCGGTAAAGTCATTATCACGTCTAAGTCCTACTCTAACCCGTGGGCGATGTTCAAGAAAGGTTTCCTTGACTTTGGCGAAACGGTTGAAGAAGTGTTCGTGGCTATGGCGCGTCCATTCCAGTATGACCCGGCAGTCGCGGAAAACGAACTCTTCAAGCGTGAAATCCCGGACGTGCAGTCCGCGTTCCATGTCATGAACTTCCAGAAGTTCTACAAGACTACGACCGAAGAACAGGATTTGCGCCTTGCGTTCCTCTCCGAAGACGGTGTGTATAACCTCGTCGCGAAGATTACGGAGCAGCTTTACACCGCTATGGAGAATGACGAATTCCTTGTCATGAAGTACATGCTTGCGCGTAACCTGTCCCGTGGTCAGATTAGCGTACAGACAATCAACACAAGTAACATTGATGACGCAACCGTTGCAATGCGTAAAGCGTCCAATGACCTGCTGTTTATGTCTGACGAATACAACCTTGCTGGCGTGACCACGCACACCCTGCGTGATGACCAGTATATCATTATCAATACTGCGTTCGATGCTACCCAGAGCGTAAAGAACCTTGCGCGTGCGTTCAACATGTCCGAAGCGGAACTGCTCGGTCATATTGTTCTTGTCGATGGTTTCGGCAAGCTGAACGTAAAGCGCCTTGCGGAACTCTTTAAGGGCGACCCGAACTACTATGAGTACACCCTGGGCGAACTGGAAGCACTCAACGAAATTCCTGCCGTCCTTGTTGACCGTGACTATTTCGTAATTTACGATAAGCTCCAGCAGTTCCGTGACCTCGAGAACGTACAGGGTCTTTACTGGAACCACTATCTTCACGTCTGGAAGCTGTTCAGCGTGTCCCCATTCGCAAACGCTATCGCGTTTATCCCGAACACCCCGACTGTCACAGGCGTTACGGTGTCCCCGGCTACGGCTACGGTGTCCGCAGGTCAGGTGCTTACTTTGACCGCGAAAGTCGCAACGACCAATTTTGCGCCGCAGGCGGTTACGTGGGCAAGTGACAACCCGCTCGTTACGGTGTCTGCGTCCGGCGTTGTTAAGGTTGACCCGACCGCAAGCGGCACGGCGAACATTACCGCGACTTCTAAGTTCGATACCACACAGAGCGGCAAGTGCGCGATTAACGTATTGCAAAACTAATTCAATGTAAGTCAAACCCTCTGGAAACAGAGGGTTAAGACTTATATAAGAGGTGAATAAAATGCCATATATACCCCCTAATTCAGACGTTGTGTTGTGTCGTGGTGTTCCTATTGAAAGTGACTATAAGTATACGTTATACTTTGATAGTATTGCCGCTCAAAATAATTACTTTTTCAGCAAAGCTTTCAAGCAATTTCACAATGTGTCATATCAGCGTGAAAGACGCAATTATATAACCTTGGAAATTCCTGCAACACAAGTATATGCTTGCAATTATCTATTGTTTAAAAACACGTCATACGGTGAAAAGTGGTTCTTTGCGTTTGTAGACAGTGTTGAATATGTAAACGACAATGTTACGGATATACATTACGAACTTGACATGATGCAAACTTGGATGTTTGAATATACTTTGATGCAATGCTTGGTTGAACGTGAACATTCCGTAACGGACAAGATTTTTGAAAACACCAAACCGGAAAACATTGGGTATGGTGAACTGATGTGCGGTGTGTCTAAAAACCTGTTATCTTCACACGGTTTGTTGGGTGAATATGCGTGTGTTATTACAAGTAAACCCTATTCATCTGGCGATGTTCCTATAAAATTGTATAGTCAGTTTTGCCCTGTGTATGGCTATATTGGTAGCGCAGAGGATATGAACACACTCGTACAGGACTTTGTTCGTAGTGGGTGGCAAGATGCTGTCTTGTCCGTAACGGTTGCTAACAAACTCATGGCACAGGGTGCAGATGAAACGCATTTTGACATGCCGAAGATAGTACCAAAAGAAGATTTTAAGTTTGTTTGCTATGGTGTTACCAGTGGTATTTATGAGGGTGAGGAACAGTTCAAAGACCGGTTACCAAACGGATATAAACCGCGAAATAAAAAACTGTTTGGTTATCCCTACAATCAACTGTGGGTTAGCAACAATCAAGGTACAGTAAACGAATACCGATATGAAGATTTTAAAATTGATAAAGACGGTTTCTTTCACATGGAAGTTGCGGCTTCCGGCGTAAGTTCACCCGAATGTGTACTTTATCCTTTGGATTATAGGGGTGTCGCTAAGTATTACGACCATGCGCTTGTATTGACAGGTTATCCTACTGTTCCATGGATAGGCGACACCTATAAGGCATACATGGCTATGAACCGCAATCAAATAGAAAATGCTCTTTACACACAAGCCTTTAACGGTGTAATAAACACAGTGTCAGCTTTTCTTGGTGGTACAATGACCGTGAATAACGCCGCCGATATGTTACAAGCCGCTAAAGCTGACGCGTCTAACGCCGGAAAAACAGTTAGTCAGACTACAAAAACAGGGTTGCGGCAACAAGCCACGGGGGGTATATTTAGCGCTATTGGTACTGCAGGAACAAGCGCAGTAGACTTTATGACAAGCGCATGGCAAGTTGAAGCTAAGCTTAAAGATGTTTCAAATATCCCACCAAATGTAGGGGGGCTATCCGGCGCGGGAAGCGTTACTAACGCTTTAGCCCGTTTTGATTATAGTACCTATTACATGTGTGTCAAACCGGAATATGCGGAAATCGTAGACAAATTCTTTGACATGTTCGGTTACAACACTTGCACAGTTAAAGTTCCTAATACCCATTCAAGACCCCATTGGAACTACGTTAAAACCGTCGGTTGCGAAATACAGGGTTTCTTACCGCAAGAAGCGGCGAACGTAATTAAAGCCGTGTATGACCGTGGTGTTACATTCTGGAAGAACGGTGATGAAGTGGGTAACTATACTCTCGATAACTCCCCGACATAAGAAAGGATGGTGATAAAACATGGCAAGTAGTTTGAGGGCAAAACATTACGGCGGTACACAAGACCGTATGTTTTGGAGTACGGCTTTTGAAAACCGACTGAACAACGATTTGTACCTTGCAAGGCTCGTCGAACTTTCTGCATCCATGTTTGACTGGACGGGGCTTCCCGAAACATGCGACGTGCGAACACTCGAACTTGCGCTTCTGGGTAACGGACGCGCGGTGTTCTTTAAGGACGACGCGCTCGACATGTACATGACACTTCCCGTAAACATCAGTACAAGCGGCTACGACGTGTACGGACAGCCGTTACAGTTTACCGCACATAGCTTGTATAACAACTACAGATACCCATTGACGCAGGAAACAGGCGTGATGATTTATAACAATTATCTCCGTACTCCGTCTCTGATGCAGTTGGTATCATTCGCGGACAGGCTCGGAAAGATTGATGAAATCATCGATATAAATATCAACGCACAGAAAACCCCGATTTTGATTTTGGCAGATGAAAGCAAACGCTTGACGATGAAAAACTTGTACATGAAGTATGACGGAAATCAGCCGTTTATTTTTGGTGACAAAAATTTATCTATCAATGACTTTACAGTGCTAAAGACAGACGCGCCATACGTTGCAGACAAATTGTATGAAATCAAAACACAGATTTTCAATGAAGCTTTGACATATCTCGGTATTTCGAATACATCCTTGCAGAAAAAAGAGCGCTTGATTACAGATGAAGTATCACGTAACATGGGCGGCACTATTGCGGCAAGATATAACCGCTTGAATGAGCGGCAAAAAGCTTGCGAAAAAATCAATAGTCTGTTCAATCTGAATGTATGGTGTGAGTACAAGGAAGACTACGATGACCGTCTGATTTTGGAAGACACTGATGACGTGATGTATCAAAAGCCGACCGAAGAAAAGGAAAGAAAGGAAGAAAACAATGAGTAAATTTACAACAGAAGTCCGTTGGATTTGCGAAAGTTTTGTTCCTGAATTGAACTGGCAAGGTGAGTACGAACACAGCGGCTATAGTGACGTTGATAAAGCTTTGCAAGCAGGGTACGAACACATTTTCGATTTTGATTTTCCTATCTTTAAGGAAAGTTATCGTGAACACCTGTGCAAGCTTATTCTTCTCCACTATTACACCCGTGAAATAGCGTATGAAACGTATGCACTATGGAAACTGCATCTTCGGGAACGGCTTGTCGCGATTATGCCGAAGTATAACATGCTGTACAAGCAAGAGGAACTTGCGAACCCGTTTGATAACATCAAACACACCACAGTGGGCGAAGATACTTCACATACTGCCGACAATGGAACATCACACGGCGAAAGTCAGAGCACGGGGTGGAACAAGTTTAACGAAACTCCGCAAGGTGGTATTGAGGGGTTGGACACTGACAAGTATCTAACAAGCGCGACAAAGACAACGAGCGAAGCATCAACCGACGGCACAGCACAAAGCACACAGGACAGTAAACGCAACACGGAATATACTTATACAGGTCGTAGCAGTGGAGACGCGTATTTCTCCGAAATGACTAAGATGTACAAGAATTATGAAAGTGTTGACAACATGGTACTACACGAACTCGAAGATTTGTTTTTCGGTTTGTGGGAATAAAAGAAAGGTGGTAAAGTATGCCGAACGATAACAAATTCACCCCCGCTGACTTTGACCCGATTTTAAAAAAGTATGACGGCATTCCGTATCTGCGCTTTTGGTGTCAGAAAGTTCTCCCTGCTGTCTATGACCAGAGTTTGAGTTATTATGAGGTGCTGTGTAAGCTTGCGGCGTTCCTTAACAAGATGCTTGAGGAACTTGAAAAGATGCAGGATAATATCGACGCTTTGCATAAAGCGTACAAAGACTTGCAAAACTGGGTGAACGCTGAAATCGCAAGATTTGAAGCGCACATGGAACAACACTTTGACGACTTGACGAAAGAACTTTGGAATAAGTTTGAACAGTATAAAAACGATACGAACACTACTTTACAGCAGTGGTTTAACGAATACGCTACAAATACTACAAATAATTTAAACAAAAAGTTTGAAGATTTTGTAACCAATGCTAACACACGCATTGACCAGATGTTCAAGACGTACACCTCGAGTACGAATAACGAGTTTAACACGTGGAAAACTGATTTTACCAACCAGTACAACCAGTGGAAAGCCGACGTTGACGGGCAGATTACGAACATCAATTCCAATATACATTCTTTGACTACACGTGTACAGGCTCTCGAGACTATGATTAAAACATATCCTAAGTTTGATTATAAATCTTTCACGCTTACGGGTACGCATTATTATAAAAAGGCTATTTTGGATATGCTTTCATTCCCGTCTTCTGCTGATGCTACTGTTATTTGCTACGGTGTCATGCGTGTGTATGGGCAGGATAGTTCCGTTGCCGTGTCGGGTAACTGGCGCGAAAGACTTGTGACCCCCGACAATTTCAAACAGGACGTGTCAACGCTGTTAGGCGCTACGACGCAAAACACGTTTAAATTTGAACTTATGCCGCGTACTTCCTACGTCTCCGATTCTGGCGATGATAACAACGGCGCCCCGACTAATGATAAACTTATTGTGGGTTTGCTTTGGGCACCGGGTCCCGGTGACAATAGCGGTTTCGGAAGCGTACAGCTGTTCTTTAAAAACAACGGGTCGGTTGGTTTCGTGTCTGATAACTCCATGCTATTTTCGGCTATTGCGTCGCAACAGGTCAACCCGCCCGCGTGGGAACACCCGTCTGGAGAATGGACGCTATAAATAATATATAATAACATTGGCTCGAGTGCCGTAGTGGTATTCGAGCCTTTATTGTTACTATAGTTGTGCGAAATAACTATTAGTTATTATGTCACATAAGTCTATATCGTTATCATCAAAAATTTTTGAAAGAAAGCATCTTTTGCATGTTCCGTTGTATTTATTACAGCAACAAGTAACTAAACCGTTTAGCGCACTCAAAAATTTAATATACTCGTCATAATGCCCACATTTAAAAGTTATTTGATATTTGTTATATTCTACTTTCATTTTTAACCTCGCAATATTTTTGTATGATAAGTTTTTCGGCTTGCTTTAGGGCGCTTGCTTGATAATCAAGCCATGTTCCAAAACCTATTGGTTGCTTTGCACCGGCGTGTAAACGCTTTAACGTTGTAGGACTGCATGTGCGTGCCGCTATGCTGTAGCTGTCTGCAAGCGCCTTTCCGCAATAGCTGTATTCAATCCAGTTTAGGCAACCGTCAAGCAATTCGGTGTGCAATTCAGATAACGTGTCCGGCGCTTCTGCATCACCTAATCGGTTCAAAATATCTATTGCATATAGCTTTACGGCGCTTCGGTATGCGCCGCGCGGGGTGGTTTCATTTACTTTCTTGCGTATCTCGATGTAATTCAAGTGCTTCACGCTCCCTTATCGTATCGTACAAGTAACGACATGCGTTAAAAAGGTCATTACATATCGCATAGGCTTTGCGCTCTCTGGCACAAAATAGGTCGTATTCGCATTTGCAACGCTCAAAAATTTTGTCCTGTGCCATCGACAAACCATATGCCAGGTCTTTTAGTTGTTCCGTAGTGTAATCGTGGGTGCTAATTGTTATCATCTTTCAATTCTCCTTTCGCGTCGTATCGGTTTATCTCGTGCTGTATAAACTTTAGCAAGCAATTTGTTAATTCGCAAATGTAAGCGCATTCGCATTTATCACACCCGATAATGATACAGCCACGAGTTTCATATATTATCTTTTGTGCCTGGCGTACATAATGCCGCAATGCTTGCAAGTCCATATACGTCATAACTTCCACCACCTTTCTACTGTCTTTAACAACTTGTAATCGTTGTACGTGCGGTCAAGCCATTCGAGCAACTGGGCAAGCCCTACAAGCAGTGTTCCTGCAACTATACTCAAGCATAACACGACAATCATAATGTTTGCACCACCCTATAAGCTAAACCTAAGCGTTTCGCTAATTTGTCAATTTCATCGCATGTCCGCGTTTCAAGTACGTCTAATTTGCCTAAAGAGCATTCGTCACAACTTGTATGACGTTGGCATATTTCATCTTTAATGTCCAACACCCTTATAATTTGTGCAATTTCAACCTGCGTTCGCTCTTCTCTTTTAATGTTCATCGCTGAACCGCCTTTCTGCTGTTAAATCTGTGATATAGCAAGCGCCCATCTGCCTTGCGGCTTTATGCGCTATGCGTTTTGCATCTGCAGCTGTCTTTGCGTATACAGGTATCTCAACTTTATATTTGCCTGTGTCCGGGTCTGTTACGGTCACTGTTACCAAATAACTGTTCATCTTCGTTTTCGTCCTTTCTCCAATTTGTGCCTATGCAACTATCTATTGCATGTACTGCAAAGGGTATTTCGGTTTCCTTGGCGTTATCTGCCCATGCGGGTTTTACAAGGTTTGCTTTGAATAGGTCTGTCCAGTTTGGTTTCATGGTTTTCACCTCCTTTTTATGACCTGCCTTATCAGCACGTGTAGGTCATCTCACGTGGACGGGCGTTGCGCCCGTTTCGGCTTAGATTTCAAATTCTTCCCCTGTTTCGTTGTGAAGCAGTTCGCAGTATGCTTCAAAAAATTCCTGCTCGCCACCTTTTTCTTCCGTCCACTCGCTGTGCAACTTCTCGCGTAAATCGTCCCGCATATAGCTAACGATTAAATCGCGGTCGTAAAGGTTTCCGTTGAATTTGATTTTAACATTTTGCTTTTTCATTTGTTTTGCTTCCTTTCCTTTTTCTGATTATATTATACTTAATGTTTGTGAATTATGTATGAACAATTTGTGAATATTCTAACGTTTTCCTTTTTGGTTCTTGCATTCACATTTTAACGCATTCATAGAGCGGCACTATATGTCCATGTACCTTAAAGAACGGACTGGCATTCCCTTTTGCGGTGTAATGAAGTTTGCAACGGTGAAAACTTTTCTTGCCGCGCCATGCACCTGTTACGCAGTACACATAATTGCATATGTCATTTTCAATGCCTTTTATCTCAAGACCATTGAACCCGTTATAATATGCAATGCTTTCGTGACTCTCGCAATATTCTCGTTTTTTCATTTTTTGCTCCTCCCGTTTAGTCAATTAGATTTTCTTTGTACAATTTGATTATATTATTATAGTCGTCTTCTGTTATAGCCCCGTTATCCCCTATGAGATGCGACACAACGTTAAAACGGTTTAATCGTGTGCTATAACGTTTTATTTGCTCTACAAGTTCCTCGTAACTTAATTTCCTGTAAATACTGTTCCCGCTTGCATCTTTAACGATTACTTTTGTTTTATAAACCTTCATTTTGTTTCTACTTCCTTTCCTTTTTTCTGTCTATATTATAGCATAC